TCATTTTGCATTAACCTTTCTAAGCGCTTTGCTCACCTGAATAAGAGTAGCCGGGTCGACCTGCTCTTCAAGTTTGGATAATATCCGGGCATTGTTTTCCTGGCTTATTTCACGGACGTCATCCGGTACATTCTCAAGAGGGGAATCATCCAGCGGATTAAATCGTGGCATTCCCTCTCTCATATCCAAAATATCTTCAGGCTTTTTAATAACCAGTTTTCTAAAACTTTCCAGCGGATCCACTGTCGAATAACTGTCATACCAATCGCGAACCGGCAAAATATTTAAGTTAAAGTGTTTCAAAGGAGTCCATTCCTCGCCGGTAATAAACCCTTTGCAATCATAGGTCACCAGGTCTATCAGTTGGCCGCGCTTCAAACCGGCTTCTTTGCCCCAAGGTGTTCGTGACAAATCCTTACAGACAGTCAGGAAGTGGGTTAATTGACGTAATCGTGGATCAATCCAGTTCCAACTCTGGACGGTGTAATTGATGCCGAAGTTAAGCTTTCTGCGCTGCATGCTGTATTTGGTAATGAGACTATTATACATAGTCATGTATTTATCAGACCCGAAAAAGTTCTGGATCTCATCCATAGAGACAAACACGTTGCGAAGCTTTTGCTCATCACTGAAGGAGGAAATAAATTCCTTCATATCTATAGATTTGCCCAGACGGGGATGATTACCATCATCGAGAGTGATATTGGGGTTAAACACTTCGAAGCCCGGGAAGGTGAACAGCCCGCCCCCTTTGGCAATATGCAGCAGATCAAAATAGCACATGGCAGCTGATTTGCCGGCACCTTCATGACCTATATATCCCCAGATCATTCGGGTCTCCGTTCTTTCTGCTGCCTGCTGGAAGCTTCCATTACGCCATGGGTAAGAACTTTGGCCAAGAGGTTTATCCGGCGGGCCTGAATTGCTGGCAGAGCGGCAATAAAATCCAGTAATCTGTCTTCACCGCGCTTGTAATGAATTTCTTTACAGCGATGGAGGTACTCAATCATCGCGAGTACCTGTTTGGCATCCTTGAAGTCGGCCCTCATCAGCAGACCGCGGACATTGTCACCGGGTGAAGTAAATTCTTTTGCCAGACTTACGGTCTGAGGATTTCCCAGTAGTTTTTCCAGGGCATCAAAATCAAGTAATCCTGACTTAAACCCGTTGCCACCGGCCGCACCGATTGTATCTTGGATACCTAAAGTATCCGTAGTGCCTCCGGTTGCAGGCCCGCCATTTTTACGTTTAAATCCCGCCATGATAGCTACTCCTTATGATTGGGTGAACAGGTACAGGGCAAAAATCCCTATACCTACCAATACAACCAGCAGTCCGACCTTAAGCTTCTGCCAGATATCTCCCAACCCTCCAAATGCAGACTTAACTAAAGGTTCCCAATGCAGCATTCTGTAAAGACTTTGAGGGGATGCTTCCATATCTTCAGGTTCAGGGACCGGTTCAATTTTGCTTTCCCATTCGCCAGTAGGTAACTGTTTCCAGCGCCTGATAATCGGGCATAATCGCTTGTTTCGGAATGATTTACGATGGCCGATAGGATTATCTATATATTCCGGAGCCCAACCTAGGCGCATATCATAAACCAGGGCATTGGGTTCCCTTTTAGCCTTTTGGTCTGATTGCATACGCGACGAAATTATTTCTTCAGGAGTTTTGAATCCGGCAATTAACTCCTGGTTCTTTTCAATTGTTGATGCTTTTGTCATTTCTTCTAACCCACCCATGGCAATTTTGCATTCCCTGAGGCATATACCCCTATGAGAGCAATTACACAGACCGTGCCGAACAGACCGATAATAAGTACCTGGAGTACATTGGCCATGGTTTCTTTCTTTATTTCGCGGTCACGATTAAAATGCACACTTTCACAGGCTTCTGCTCCGATATCATCCTTGAGTTTCAGCGCCTCTTCGTGCGTGCGTGCAGGGCGTCCGTCAAACGCAATGGGTGCTAAGCTCCGCTCATTAACAAGCAGTATGTCTCCCTTGCCATCACGGGAGGGACACAGGTCTGCACCCCTTAGCACCCATGCTTGACCCCATTCGTCGACAGATACGCAGCCATAAAGCACATCCGGAGAAACTTCGACAATACGACCATCCTCGGTCAGGACGTGTACGTCCTGTGTCCGGGTTTTGTCTCTTCCAAATTGCATCCAGAGTATCTTCATGGCTACGATCTCCTTTAGGCCATCCGTGACCTAGATTTTTTGCCCCCGCGGCTTCCTTTGACCCCAAAAAACAGGGTTAAGCCGGAACCGAGGAAGATACCCACCCACACGATCATGGGGGTTATCTTTACGATGGTTTCCAACCCGGTATAGTCGGCCAAATTGGCGTTGTTCAGTACGGCATCAATACCGCTCAGGGCGATGGGGAAGAACAGCAGAGAAATAGCTATACCGAGAATGCCTCCTACGACCTTCATCGTGTTTGAGTTAAACATTTTCTTTTGTCACCTCCTTTCTATGAATGAATTTGCGGATTAGCTCTTTACGTTGGAATAAAGTCCGATACCCAAGGCACCCAGAATTACCAGCCAGATAATGAGCGGGCTTAGGCTGACAATAGTGCCCAGACCGGTGTAGTCCGACAGATTGTCGGAGTCATAGATGACGGTCAGTGTCCGTGATTCGGAAGCCGTTAAACCGGTTACAGTCAGGGTTTTAGTAGCAGCAACATACGTGCCGGCCACAGGAACGTCTGTCCCAACCGTAGACGTGATGCTGGTAACATGACCGTTATCATCGTTGTATAAGGCGGTGGAAAGAACAACGTCCGCGGTAGTTTCGCCGACACCGGTCGTTACGGCGGCATAGGTACCGGTATTGGATGCGAATTGAATACTATCCATTGAGGAGAGAACCATCGGGAAAAATAAAACCGAAACTGCGATACCTACAATTAACATGACGGTTGACATTGCCTTGCCCAATTTTTTATCACCTCCTCTCGTTTTCTATGATGATAGACAAGATTTTTCCTTGAACTGTCACCTTTAAGTGACAGTTGAGGTATATCTTTAATAAATAATTAGGGAGATTTAAGGACCTTGTATTAAACAGGCAGTCAGGTAGACTAAAAGTATGGAAGAACAGAAGATAATAGTTCCGGCCAAGATACCCGGGCTGCTTGAGGCCCTTAAGAATGAGGATGCCTTCCCTGATAACCTGCGATATATCATGCAGACGCATGGTATTGGAGCTACGGCTATCTCACGAATATACGGCATCAGCAGGATGCAGGTCTATCGCTATCTGAAGGGAGAAGACCTCCCCAGAGAACCGGCAATATATATGAGTGTGAATGAATGGGCAGATTATTTACGAAAATCTATAAAGGCGTCATAGTTGCCTGCTTATGTCTGGCATCCTTACCGCCGGCAGCGGTACTGGCTGTTGACCCGGCTGCGCCCACCACGTTTACTATTGATGATGTGCAGGTTGCGCACAATATTGTAGAGACAGGGGATAGCTTGGTCTCCTTTAAATACACCATCGCCTATTCATCCGGCCAGCCCACCACTCCGGCTAATAAACTCTTTCATTTCAGACTGATGGATACAGATGGAATTATTCAGCTGGGAGCAATTGAGCCATACGCTTACTACAACGCCGGTTATGATATGGGGTATTCCGCCTTTTACTTTGCAGCTGATGATGCTCCGGAGTGGGAAACTGCTCTGATACTCAAGATGGTTGGTAACCCCCAATATTGGGAGATTCCGCCAGAGGTCAATTACACTCTGACCACATCTGACTACAGCCAACTGGAAACAAAAAAGGAAAATCAGACCTTAATGGGGAGTTGGATAATCGAAGTTTGCCGGGCGTTGGAGATTAACTGGGTGCAAAAGCTGTTGACGGAGACTGACCAGGGCACGGTGTTTAATGAATACGGTTCTGCTTATGGCAAGGGCACAATTCCGGGTCTCCAAACCATGTGCCCCAAGATCTTTTCGACTCAAACTCAGGGTTTGGATATGACCAGAAGAGTGTGGGTGATGACAAAGCTGGATGAGTGGGCTCATCAATGGGATGGAACAATAATCGGGGATATATTGGAAGGCTTGGCATCCATTTTCAATAATGTAACCAGCTGGCAAATGATTACCAGCCTAATTTGTATCGTGATGGTAATAGGATTATTTATATGGGGCAGAGTGAAATATGCGAATAACCACGGAGCAATGATTGCCAGTTCTTATATATTGGCCGGTGGGACCGATATGGGATTGTTTAACGGTGTCCTGCTAGCAATGATAGTTACCATATATGCAGCGTATGCCAGTTATGTTTTGATGGGTAGGCACGCATGAAGAAATTAATAATATCCGTGGGTATGTTGATTCTGGCTACCATTATTGGGCCGGGCACGATTTTAGCCTCAACTATAACAGATGCTATATACCAGGCGAATATCCGGGCTACCAATGCCAGTTACACAGCTACACATGTTGCCGCGCCCTTTACCTGGGCAACGGATAGTCTGCTGGATGGGTATTATATAGATTCTGAGTTTAATAACCTCGCCATGCGTGATTCCATCGGTAATGACATACCTTTTATGCCCGGGCAAGGATCTGATCCGTGGATTATGTGGATTGACCAGATAGCGCAAAATTCGGCTATTAACTATAACCTATATACCGGTGGTGAAACTGCTATGGGCGGTAAACTGGCCTATTACCCCGATACAGCCGGCATGACAGTTGCTGATGCTGCCTCATTGGAGCTAGGAAATAGTTTTGAGATTGAGCTAAGTGGTAGATTTAATGATGGCTATAACCTATCTAAATTTGGAGCATTCTGGATTTATACGTCTGGAACAGATGTATCGGCAGGTAATTCATCAAGTTATACAGAAACTCCATATAATGGTACTGCATATTCAGCTACATCTATGTACGGTGCTAACTGGATAGCACAGACCTTTCAATTTTCTAATGATGTGGCTGTCAACCAATTTACCTTTAGAACACAACGAGTAGGCAATCCAACTGGAAATTTTAATTATGCCATCTATGCAACTAGCGGCGATGTGCCAACAGGAAGTGCCTTGGTTAGCGGTTCGGTGGTAGCTTCAACTATCTCAACTTCTGCTGTAAATCATACATTTGATTTTTCCAATATAATTAATCTAACTGCCGGAACACGTTATGCAATAGTCTTGTCACTCCCAAACGGGGACTCCAGTAATAAATTAACTCACTGGTATAACCCTACTAATCCGTATGCTAACGGCAGATACTGCACTACAAATAATTCAGGGTCTAGTTGGAGTGGCACTGCTACAACAGACATAAATATATCAATAACAGGAAATGCAAATAATACAATCGTTACGGCGGCGGATATATCCAGTTCAGAACATGTATATAAGATATCTTTATCTGCAGGCACGATGAATATCTATATAGATGGTCTCTTAGAGGGCTCAGCCGCATTTGCAGTCTCTATTACTGATAACGCTAACAACTTGGTTATTGGGGCTAACGGCTCGATGCCTTACCTGTACTATGCCAAAATAACAGTGGGCGGGGTATTAAAAGGCTCGTGGGAATGGCAATACGCCGCTACTTTCACGGACCTGTCCGGGAACAGCAATGATGCTACTCCTTCCTTCCGGACTACAACCACCGATGCGGATGTATCCGTATCAGTTATCAGCTATACAGCCTGTAATCAGTCTGCGTTTATCACAGGTGAAGACGATGAAGCCGTGGAAATAGTTACAGATGATGACATTGGAGAAATGCCGGACGGATGGTATGGGGATTTGCACCCTGAAAATCTACCTGGCGGGCAAGCGATTAGTGATTTCCTGGAAAACATGGATTTCCCTCCTGCTTTTTTCTGGTATTCGCTAGTATATTTGGGGGCAGCCATAGTCACTATGGTTAGTTTGGGACTGACCAGTGAGTTATTGCCGTGCGCCGCTGCCGGGCTCATATGGCAGATTTTCTTCTGTGCCATTATCGGCACGTCATGGTGGGTATTACTGCCGGAGGGAATCATAATCATCGGCGAAATGGTTAATAGAAAGCTGGCAAGTTACTGATGAGACAGCAGTGGTTAGTTTGGCTGGCATTTACATATATTGTAGGCCAGTTCATGTGCTTAATTCTGGAAGGCACTTGGCTTGGTGACCCGGAGCAATCATTTTTCAATGCCCTGCTGGGTTTCTCTGTTATGCAGTACTCAGATAGTGTTCTCGGAAATCTATTTGTGACCGTAGTAAATATTGTTGGTGGGGTTTATGGATTGTTGACTTATGCTATACCACGATTGCTATTCTGGGATTATTCATTCCTCGCCGGGACTGCCAGTCTGGCTAAGTGGTTGTTTTTCTATCCCGTTTCTGCGGGTACTGTGTGGGGTCTATATACCTCGCTTAGGAGATAATCACATCCATCATGATTTGCCGGCGGGATTTCAATTTGCGGAATTCACGTTTATAAAAATGAAATTTCTGCATAGTTAATCGGTCCTGATTTATCGAGTCTATTAATCTCTGGCATGATCTGCGGCATAAACACCGCGAACAGCCATCTCCTGCTGGCCCAAATTCATCACAACACTCATCCATCAAAGCAGATAAGATTTGGAACAGATTATCCGTGTTCAGAATCCCTTTCGTCTCAGTAACCATTTCGCCCTCTCTTGATTACTCTTTGTTTGTGTTTATTCCCAACAGATTTAGAAGCTCTTTTTTAACTCCCGATTCAAGATCAGATTTGAGTATTTCCTCTCGTGTAATTTTAAAAATACACACGATTGCAAGAGGAACGAGAATTTCTCTAATATCTACTTCTTCCACGCCCTTTATCTCCTCACTTTTTAAAACCTTACCCTGCCATACCGTGCCTAACCGTACCTGACCATACCACGCCCAACCAAGCCGAGCCATACCTCACCTGACTAACCCGCAGGGCTACGGACTATATTATTTCTCTTCAAATCTGACAACCATGAATTTGCCGAATTTTCCTCCACGTCCTGGGCGAAAATCGCCTATACCTACATATAGCCCTGCATGATCGAGAGCCTGTTTGATAACCTCTATAGGGATTTGTTCATCTCCAATATTGATTTCAAATTCCAATTCCCACTCCTTAAATATTGGCCTGTAGCGTACTATCCGTGCTTTCTGTATCACAACAGGACGGCTATCTGTTTCGTAATTCTGTATTAAATGAGTGATAGCATCAGGGGAAACAGAGACAGCGGAACCAATGAGTTTTGAATAGGTCGCCCCTCGTTTGCCTGGTATTTTTAGTGTTTTACTGGCCTCTTTAAGCGAAGCTTCAATATGGCTCGCTGGCTGATAGATTTGGCCATGATCATCTTTGTATAACGCTAGTTCTGCCTCTGCCTTCCAATCCGGTACACCAGTACGTCGTTTTGATGTATCGTCTGCGCCCGCCATCGGGAATCTGTGCATTAATAATGGGGTGATGCCCTTGATTTTAGTTAATACGGTTTTCATCTCGTTTCCTTTCCCTTAGTATATTTTTAGTCAGATAGGACAGTGTTTTTTACAATTGTGAATTTTGGGGTCTTACGGTTTAGCACAATTACCTTTTGAAATAAACCACTAAGCAGGGCATTATTTTTGCCGTTTTTTTGCGCTTATTCCATAACTTCCCAATACATAGGTCCACAAACTGGGATTGCTACTCTTTTACCGATAAGGTTCTGGTCATCAAATTGGGGGCTCGCCTTTGTGACTATTAAATGATGTGTTCCGGGGCTTTCGTGTAATCTATTTTTCGGACGTAATCCTTCAATAAATAAACCGCCTTGCCATACCGCCTTAAGATGTCTCATTTATTTGCCATTCCTTTCAAATTGGACTTTCTTTGAATAATGGGTATCAAGTTAGTAGCTCAACATCTTCAAAAAACATTTGTTTTTTGAAGCCTCCCATCCGATAAGATTTTTGGCTTTAAAATTTATGCAAAAATGGGGGTGGGTTTTTTGAAGCATTTTAATTGCCGGCCTTTATCCGGTTATAGACCCAACCGGCTGTAATTCTTAGCCCGGTCTGCTCGCTCAATATCCTCGCCGTCTCGGAATAACCCTGATTTTCTTTAGTAATCCGGTTAACCCGTGAGCAGGCTATCTCGTGGGCTTCCAAAACCTTATTGAAGTCTATTGCCTTTCTTGGGCGACCGAATGCCTTACCCTTAGCCTTTGCCCTTGAAAGTCCGGCATTAACTCTTTCAATAATGGTGTCCTTTTCAAACTGGGCAAAAGCGGCATAGATGTTAAACATCAGGTCTCCAGCTGGACCTTGGACTGAAAGAACAGGGACAGTGGTAACAATAAAATCTATGCCGGCATTGCGCAGCATTTTAACGGACGAGGTGGCCACCGTAATGTCGCGGAATGCCCGGTCAAGTTTCCACACCAGTAACCCCCGAAACTTTCGGGCAGATGCATCCACTAACAACTGTTTCCATGCCGTCCTGCGGACGAAATCATTGGCCGAGGCATGATCTATATATTCCCTGGTTATTTCCATGCCGTTTTCCTGGCAATATTTCCGCAGCTCCATCAGTTGGACTTCCGGATCCTGATTTTTATCGCGGGTGCTTACCCTGGCATATAACGCGACTTTCATTTATGTCACATCCTTTGAGAATGATTTAACAATCTTACATACCGATTTATGTGTCACCCTAAAACTGAGTGATATATATTTGTTTTGAGGTGCAAGAAATATTGACAATTACGAGTATGTATTTTTAATTTAGCTTTAATATTTTCTTGCACTTCTCTTGCACCTATTTTTAATTTAGCTTTATATTTTCTTGCACTTCTCTTGCACCTGTATTGCACCTGTATTGCACTTCTTGCACCCTCTTGCACCCTCAAGGTGCAAGAAATTTCACGTTCAGAATATTTTTGGCTTACGATTAAAAACAGTTTTCTTGCACTTCTTGCACCATTTTTTAATACATGGGATATTTTTGGGGGCGACACACATTTTTTCATTGTTTTACTCACCTCTCTTTTGTTCATCCCGCCCCAAGAATTCACGTTTGATATGTAGGACACGGCATGCCTTTGCTATTACCGGGATATACTCAAAGACAGTGGTTTTACCATCTTTACCCGGATCCACATAACCACGCTTCACCAGATCCATAAATACAGCATCCTTTTTAACAAAAGCCTCATTGATTTTTTGGTAATGCTGGTTGGCTACTTGGTAGGCCAGGTCATTATGGAGGGAAACGTGCCCGTTAGTCCGGTCATCCCAACCGATCAGAGTTTGCCCAGGTGAAGCAGACCGAGGATTTGCCCCATCTTTAACATCCAGATATGCAGTACCAGCTATAAGGGCTGCATTTAAGGCGTTTACAAACTTTTTCGATGGTGTAGCCTCATCTATCCGGGCACCCTGTCGCTTGGCCATCTCAATAAATACTTCGCGGGCTTGTTTTAAGAGATACGCAGACCCGACTGAATCATTCTCCCCGTTTCCGCTTTCATCTATAAACCTATCAAATATATCCGCTGCTCCGTTTTCTTCGGCCCAGCGAATAGCCATTTCCAGACCGATATATAACAGAGCGATGGATCTGGGTAGCCGGAGATGCACATTTTCACCCCGGAGACTCTCAGTAAATTGTTCAAAAACCTCTTGGTAGCGCTGGCGCAGATACACTTTCTTCGCCGGCCAGTCCGCTTGCAGCCATGCCAGGTAATGAGCCATAGCGCGGCGGTACAGATGGTCCTCTTTCTGTGATAGGGTAAGACAAGGGAATTCGATATCTGTTTTTGACATTTCAATGATCAGAAAACGGGCATTATTGCTCTCGCCTGGCGGTTGTCCTTCCGAGGTGGATATCAGGAAGCCTCTGGGTACATATTCCTGCCTCATAGATGTATCGGCAGACATGCGCTTACGGCCTTGTCTGTTAGCCTGTCCGCGGCATACATAGTCAGCCTTAGCGTCAAATTCTTTTTGTGAGGCGGTGGTCTGGCCGGGTGACCAGTCATCTACCAGCACCGGCATATCCTTGCAGGTGAACAGGATGCGTTCCAGTGTATTCTGAGTATCCCGCCAGGCAGCCGGCACACAGGTATAATCAAAATTTCCGTAGTGGCAGAGTGCCAGTGATGCTATCGTGGTTTTAAGGCTGCCAGAACCGGCAATCAGCCAGAGGTTGAAGTTGGTATCAATGGCGTCTGACAAAGGCGTCATGTACATAGCCGCAAACAGCGGCAAGGTAATATATAACTTGGCTACTTTGAGGAAATTAAAGCTGGCCTCAATGAAGGACTTCACATCGTCATTCTGTTCGGGCGAGGGTATATCATAATGGCTGATATTGGATGGCATTTCCACTTCAACATTATCGGCTCCGATTGCGCCGTGGGGAGTAAGGTAAACATCCTTGCCGTTGATATTAGTCCAGCCGGTATTTTCATAAATAATCCGGCAGGGTGCCTCCATCGACATGTACTGCATTGCCCCGCGTAATAGCCGTTCAGCTGAAGGGCTGGGTTCGATCATAGCCTTAATTCCCCACTGGGATAATGCCCAGGACATGGATGAAAAGTTTTCGGACGGGACTTCTATATCTGGAAACGGACGGCCAGTACAGTCTGTACCGCCAATCCTGAAGAAAGTTTTGCGGTTTATGCCATTGTCTTTGATGATCTCCTCTTTAACGGCAGCAACGAAATTGCACAGCGGAGCATCGTAGGGGACATTATCCCTGTATGAATGATAAATAATCCGGCCGGCTTCGATAGAAAACTTGCCATCAGACAGAAAGTATAAGCTCTGGTAATTTGATGGCGTATAGCTCTTAGCTGTAGCTACCAGATCATCCAA